ATTTGCTAGATAGGGCAATTTAATCTTGAGAAAATGCGCTTTAGCCTGCTAAGCTCAACGCATGAAAACTTTATCTTTAATCCGTCGCGTCCGATATGGGCGCGAATTATTTTACCCAAGCTGCCAATTTTCACATTTGCTTTGCAAGCTACTTGAACAAAAAACTTTAACGGTAGATGCTATCAGAATCTTGAGAGAGGATGGCTACGAGGTCAATATCCTGAACGGAAAGGCGATATGAGTGAAAACAAAAGTTTATTACTTGGCATTGGGATTATATTTAGCGCTGCTGCTCTGCTTGTTGCTGGGGTTTACGCGGAAGATCGTGTAGGATTTATCGAACACTTTGTCCATATACAATTAGATAAGGAAGTGATAGAAAAAGAAATACGCATCGCTGAGAAAAAAGAAGAATATGAGCGTGAAGTCGAAAGAAGTGCAAATGAGTGGGCAAGAGAAGTTGAGAGCTTTTGGACAAGCCAGGGTCAATGATCCATTGGCTAATTAATATAGCCTTTCTGTCTGGAATGATCTGCCTAATCGGATGGCTAGCAATTCGCTATGACCAAAATCTTCGGAAGAAATAACCTTTTAACAAAATAAATTTTACAAAATACCTCCTAGGTGTTATTTGTCAGGTATAGGGTAAATAGGAGGTAATATATGAAATTTGCATTTATTTTAACTTTAATGTGCGTAATCTTAGGTGGTTGTTTCCATCATAAACATCATAGAGATCATGGTGTAAAATCAAAGCCAAAGTCTCATGTCTATCTAAATCTTCAGCCTGCAACTCCGCCTGTAGAAAAAGAACAAGCTCCAGTCATTCCGGAACAAGCTCCAAAACAAATTGAGCCAGATGTAAAAAAAAGCGGAGAAGGCTCATGGATGCCTTGGTTCTCATAAGCAAGGGCATGTCAGACGAAGACCTTGACTTCTTCATGCAATATAATGAGGAACACAAGGGGATGGAATTCGGGGTGATTTTCAACTATTGAACTTATGGAGGAGGGTCGTCTTCCTCCATTAATCTACCATGCAATGCGGGTATTTATCAAATTCCTCTACATCAAACAAAATATTATTGTATTTTTGCAGGTTTTTCTTTTTTTCCAAATGCTGAAGATTCCATAATCTATGCTTTCCTCCACGTGATAAAGGTTTAATATGATCAACATGATGCGTTTCTGGACAATCTAAATAAAATTTCTTTATTTCCTCGCGTTCTTGAAAACTAAGTCCATTTCTAGAATTTTCAAATCTGCTACTTCTTTCCGAATTGATCTGTTTTCTTATTTTTTTCCCTTTTTCTGTTTGCTCATATTTTTTACAATATTCTAGATGCTTTTTTTTATTTTTGATATAGTAAGCTTGTTGGCTTTTTTTATATGCATAAGGTAAATTATTTTTATAATTCTTATTTACATAAGCTACAAATTCATCTAATTCATCAAACCTATTCATAAGTCTGATAATTTATATTATGATTAAAATTCCGTCAAGTAAATCTCTGATTTTAAGCAACTTAAAGTTTTTACAAGATTTTAAAATTCAGAAATGCCCTCACACATACTTCTGAGGGGGGTGAAATACTTTACATCAAGCAAAGATTTTAGGTTAAAACCGATGCTCCCAAACCTTCATCGTTATGTAAATATTTTCCTTGTTTGGGCATGGGTTGTTGTCGCAAATATGTCTTATCGGAATTTTTGACTCATGTTCAAGAAGTGCTTGATCCATATCATGATTAGTCGCCTGGTAGCATCCTGAAAGTAACGTCGTAAACAAAATTGCCCTTATCATGTGATGTATTCCGTGATAATAACTAGGCCAGCAGTTCCATTTCCTCCGGCAGCCCCTCCGCTTCCTTGGTAACTTGAGCCCCCGCCACCGCCCGCGCCATATCCCGATCCATTGGCACCATTAGCATCTGCTCCAGAAGAAGGAATTCCCGACTCGCCGCCTAATCCATAAAAGCTATTAGCTCCCGATCCACCTACAGCCGGAGAGGCAGAAGAGGTTGTGAGAATATAAGCAAATGATCCGCCAGCTCCGCCCATATTTAAAAACCCGCCACTTCCAGCAGATGCCCCAGCTCCTCCGGCGGTTATAATTTGGGTAATTGAATTTGACGGCGCGCCGTTTGAAAACGCTCCTCCATTTGCTGAAATTAAAATTCCTAAGGAAGTCGTGCCCCCAGAAGTCCCGTTGTTATTTCCGGTCGCCCCTCCGGCGCCAGCCGCTCCGATTGTAACGCTTTTTGAAGCGCCAATATTTGCAGCGGTAAAAAGTCCTTTGCTATATCCCCCTGCTCCGCCTCCGCTGGCTGCGGAATAATTCCCGCCTCCGGCAGCCGCACCACCGCCACCGCCACCGCCACCCACACATTCGACGACGCAATAAGCCATTCCAGCGGTTGGCGTATAAGTGCCAGAAGTAGCAAAGGTTTGAACGTTTATAGCAAAAGCAGAAACTCCAGATGCTTGGAAGGTAGGGGCCATTCCTGACCCATTGCTTGTCAAAACGTATGTAGCAGTTCCGACGCTTGTTGAAGTGATTACTCCGCTGCTATCGGCATATAAAACCCCGTCAGCATTTAAACTTTTATCGAAAAAGTGGCCGCTTGAATTTGAACCTATCGTCATAAATCCCTATATTAAAGTTGCCAATGGAGTTGCAGTAGAAACAGAAACGCCAGAAGAAGACACGAAAGACAAAAAGGCGTAATTCATCGTTCCGGTTCCTGTGATGACATTCATTGCAGATGAATTAAAAACAGAATGAGAAACTACACATTCAGCGCCAGCGCCTATTGTCAAGGCAATGTTAGTCCCATTGTTTACATAAGAATTTAATATATAATTGTTCCCGCCGGTTCCATTGATAGTTATTAATCCTCCGTCCATTGTGGAGTTAATAAACGCCCCTTCTCCCCCGCTATTAATCGTAATTGCGCCCTCTATTCCTGAATTGTCTACGCCTAAAGCGCCTGTCACAGTGCTAGCAGTTGTATCTGAAGCCTTCATATCGCAATTATGTAATCTCAATGTACCGCTAGAAATAACAAATAAAGCCGCCGTGCTTGCGCCTCCTGTTGTTGTGCATTCTTGCAATGTAATAGTAGACGAAGAACCAGAACCAATATTAATGACAGTATTGGCAACAATGTTGAAATTGCAATCGGTCAAATAAACATTAGCATCTACTGATCCAGTAATTTGAAGAGCATAGTCGCCGTTGTCCTGAAGAGTTAAACTAGAAATGGTCGCAGTTCCATTTGTAGTCATGGAAACTTTACCATTAATAAGGGTTTGTTGGCTAAAACCGATAAGATTAATTCCATCTACCAGGACTGGATTTTCTGTGTAACCGCCATTTTTAGGCTTGATGTAGATATTGGCTGGGTTGGTAGACGAAACGCCCGCTAAAAATGCTGCGGCTATTGCAGCGCTAATAGTACTGTATTGTGAATGAATGTCGGTTCCAACAATATATGGGGTCAAAGAATAATAGGTCGCCCCAGCGCCCGTAAGACTGACAAATCCATTAGAATCTACTGTAAAATCTGCGCTGTTAAAATGAGAAACGCCATTGTCGCCGACGGTTGAAGAAGCCACAGCCTGAGAGCGTTGAACTTGAACTGTGTAGGTATTTGCAGCAAGGGAGTTCGTTTGAATGACATTTGCGGTTGTGCCCGCTGCGACCTGTCCGCCTGTTACTGTGATTGTACTTGAACCATCCGGAACAACAGGATTTGTTCCAGGTGGAGTAAATGCGTCGACCATTGTCTTTTCGACTGCGACACCTGTTCCTGAAATTTCTTGCCAAATCGCTGTTTTTGCTGAAGCTATGATCGAATAACCCGTAAGAATCCATTCGCTGCTATTTGCTGTGTTAAACCAGCGTTGTTGAACGGGAAAATTTACGTCTCCCGAATTGGGATTGCGAGTTTGGAATTCAGTTACGAAGGGCGATGTCGATGAACGGCCCACTGCTAAAGCATCGAAACTCACTGGCACTGGCGCATTTGCTGACATCTTTTCCTTTCTTTAGCAGACTAGATAACCACTGAAAGTAGAGTTCTTCGAACCGGCCCCTGCTCCGCCCGCTCCGCCCACTATTTCTATGTTTTTACTAGCGTTTCCAGCGACTTGAACTTGTATTTGCACTTCATCATTTGCTGAGTTTTGTATAAGAACTGAACCCGAATAACATTGGTTGCTTACGCCTGATGTTGCAGTAAATGGAGCGGAAGGGGCAAGATAATATCCATATGCACTATTTACAACGACTTGCACATAAAAAACTGTGTTTGAGCCTGCCACGGATGGATCTAAAATAACGGTAGCATTATATTGATAAAGTCCAGCAACAGGGCATTTGTAATAATTTGAACCCGTATTGAAATTTGATCCTTGATCGAATAATACTGTGTCAAAGGGAACAAATACATATGTGCCATCGCCTGTTACATCGCCTGTGCTAGCAGAGAGATAAGCTAAAAATGCTGGTTGTCCTGAATTATTGCTTATTCCATTAACGCCTATTTGCCCCGTAGAATTATCTACAATGACAGTGGAACCGTTAACATTTGTTCCTGTAATTCCTGCGACATAGCAAGTATTTTGCTTTCCAGGCGTGCCCCCCTGATTTCCAATACGGATTACATGAGAGTCGCCAGTAACGCCAGGATTATTAATGCAAACATTGCTAGATTCCGCACCCGTATAATTATTGCCTGCTATATCACCTATAGCAACATTGTTTGAGCCTGTAACCAGATTAAATAAAGTAGTATTACCTAATGAAAGATTATTTGTACCCGTAGTAATTTTATCGCCTGCTGTAAAACCTACAATTGTATTCCCTCCACCGGATGTAATTGCAGGTAATGCTCCAAATCCTAATGCAATGTTATTGTCTGCCCCATTTGATACAGCGCTGGCGTTTCCTGCTCCTGAGCCGATAAAAGTATTGTCATTTGCATCAGTTACATTGAATGTCATCGTTGCAGATGATCCATCAAATGAAACGGATGATCCGGCGCTAGAGGCTCCTGTGAATGTGACTGTCGATCCTGTGACTGAGCCAGTATCGCCGTCTATAGTGGTTATTCCACTGCCACCACCGCCCGCTTGCCATGAAGGAGGCGCGCCAGAATTGGCTGTAAGCACATATCCAGGAGTTCCGGAATTGGCAAGCCAAGAAGGTATCCCAGTAGTCCCAGATATTAATACCCCGTTATCTGATGCTGTTATTTGTCCAACAACGTTATTAGATGAACTATATAAGAGTTCGTTAATAGTGGTGGTTGAAGGATAAGTGGCTGTAGAATATGAAGGATCAGCGCCCGAATTATTTTGTAAAACAGCTCCAGTATTTGCAGTTGGCCCTACTTTGGTGATCGTTGCCGTGCCAGCGCCGACTAAGACCGCATGATTTGTAAGCCCCGTAAGTTCTGTTGTAAGAGTATTGGTTCCAGGGTTGCCGACTACGGTGATTGACCCAGTTCCGACGGTATTAATATTGCCTGTACCATCTGGCCCGACCTTTCCGCCAGAATTGCCTTCTAAAGTTTGGACCGCTCCTACTGGAATCAATCCCGTATTGCTAGCACCTGCTTGGCTCATTTAATTCACCGGTATGTATTGGATTACTAAATAAACTAATCCTGTTCCTGCGGAACCTTTAACTAAATATTGTCTTCCCTGTGGAGCATAAACCCCTGACGAATCAGAAGGCGGAGCATTTGTCGTATAGTCATAAAGAACAAATCCATTCGCTGGAACAAAATCCATGTCATTTATTCCATCCGTCGATATCGTCACATTTACTGTGCTGTTGTTGACAATCTTTACAATAGATGATGGATGAACAAGAGGAGCGCCCAAAGCCTGATAACTTCCGCTGAACGTCGAAGAATCTATACTCTGCATTGGTTGATAAAGAATCTGACTAGTATAGGCCACATAACCTCTTAGTTGATGATTAAGTAATTAACAACGCTTGTATCTGTTGATTGCGATGGGGTCACTGTGAAGCTTACACCCGCACTTTGTGCGGTTACTGCAAGCGTTGAAGCGGCGCTAACGGTCCCTAAAACTTGCGTAGTAAGCAAAATCAATGAAGATGCTGTGACTGCGCTATTAGAAACTATGGTTGTGGCAGCTCCGGCTAGTGTAAATTGTCCAGCAGAACAAGTTGCAGAGCTTGAAGCTGGGATTACGAGCTTATTCCCAACATGGCTCATTACCAAGTTTCCGTTTGTTGCGGTGATGTTACCAGTCGTAGCGGTAAATCCTGTTGCCGAAGTTACCGTTCCACCGAAAGAAGGAGAAGAAGGAACAGCAAAAGTAATTGTACTTCCTGACCCTGTTGTTGTGATTTGGTTTGCAGTGCCAGCTAGCGTAATATTGTTTGCGCTGGGGCTAATAGCGCCTCCGCTTCCACCTGTCAGGGTATTAAGCGCTCCGCCTTCGCTTTCTAATAGTGTCCAAGTTGGAGTAGTTACGCCGCCAGAAGTTGAGATTGAAGTTAGGACATAAACGGTATTAGCCGATGTATTTACCCACTGTTGACCGATATGCCATGTAGGTGAAAAGGTTGTCCCTGGATTAACTGTTGAAATGATTGATCCGAATTCTGGTTTTGACCCGAATCCTTGTGTGTATACCATTGCTGAATTTGGTGTAGACATGAAAAACTCCTTGAGTATTTAAACCCATATCTACGACGACCCAGAATTTTTTTAAAGATAATAATTAAGATTTTTTTTCGTCCTTGAGGATTGATAATACCAACGCCATGAAAGAAAACATATCGTAATGGTTGATTGGCTCAGTCATGGCATGTTTTGGCAAGTTTTCGATGTTCTTGAGCATCATTTCAAGTTCATCGAGTTTTTCCTTTTTGGAAAGAATCGGCGGTTCTTCACGTTCTATATCTATAGTTTCAGCTCCATTGATTTTGACGATGATCTCATTGCCCTCATCGTCAACTCTTAAGAAGTTCTCCCAATGTTTGGCTGAACATTCGAGCTTATCGTTGCCCCCAGAAATGCTTATCTCTCCACATTTGCAGATCACATAATCATAGGCATGGAAACTTTCAAGAGTGTCGCCACACAACTTGCATTTAGCTCTATTCTTCATTTTTTGCTCCGTTTATGAAATTAATAACGCTTTCAAACGTTCCAGCTGGAAGATTATTAATGTCTAAAAAGCGCTTAAGGCGACTAAAAACTTCATGGGTATCTGGATGTTTTGATATCCAATCTTCTTTAGGAGCTGGAATTTTTAATCCTTTAAAATGATATTCCTCATCGTCATCATTAATGAAACAAAAATTATTCATGTTTTTATACATAACTCTTTTGCAATTTGGACCTCCATCTATAGAAAGAGACCCACACGAACATGTAACGAAATCATGGCCAAATTTGCTCTCAAGAATATCATTACAAAGTTTACATTTAGCTCGGTTTTTCATCAGGTCTTTCCGGTCTATTCCAGCATTCAAAATAACAATTTATCACACCATTTTCATTATCTTCTGGCTTGCAATCGCCTTTTGATTCAAGCCATATGTTGCACTCCTTACAATATTTAGCATCCCACTTATCGGAATATGAAGAAAAGCAATTACATATTGTACATTTAGCTCTATTTTTCATCTAAATTCTCCGAAATTTTACTGAAATACTTGATATCTTCAACTAGTTCCATTGATGTAGCATAGTAAAACAACGGCGGTTTATTAAAATGAAAGGCTTGAAATATTACGCCATTGGAATCTTTTCCCCATATTAATTCAAAGACTTTTACGCTCTGAATCTTTTCAATGGGCATCCATTCGTTTTGAGCGGGGGGTTCTGTTTTACCAATGAGTTTCCCCAGAAACAATCTGGCTACCAGCCAACGCTTTGTAAATGTCTGGGGTGGTAAATTATTCATTAGTCGCCTATTTTCCCTTTATATGCAAAAAAACTTCCTTGCTCCCAGGCAATGGGAATTTATAGCCAATTCAACTAAAAAGATCAATGTAGCTCATGGGTCTGTCCGTTCAGGAAAGACGATGGGCACTCTTTTTAGATTCATGCAGGCCGTAGATTCATGCCCTGACAGCCAAATATGGATGATCGGGCATAGTTCGTCAACAATCTATCACAATGCTGTGCGCCTATTAATGGAGGCAAACACTCCGAATAATCCCCTTTCGGTCTTTCAACCGTTTTTGACTTGGCATCCTGGGAAAGCCGAACTTAAATTCCGAAATAAGACGATCTCTACAGTCGGGGCGAAAGACGAAGGGGCTATCGGGGCTATTCAGGGGAAGACGTTTTCTTTGGCCTATTGCGATGAGATTACGCTTTATCCCGAATCTATCATCGACATGATCCATACGCGGCTGTCTAATCCCCATTCGCAATTGTTTGCTTCATGCAACCCTTCGCATCCTACTCACAAGATCAAGCAATGGATAGACAAGGCACAAGCGGGCGATCCCCTATATTATGAGCTGCAATTCACCTTAGATCACAATCCCTATGTAGACGAAGAATATAAACGGATGGTGCGTGAGAGCTTATCGGGTCTGTTCTATAAGCGTAATTACCTAGGCATGTGGTGTCTTGCTGAAGGCGCTATCTTCGACTTCTTTGACAGAAAGATTCACGTCGTTAAACGCCCTCCAAGGGCTGCGGAATATTGGATTGCGGGGATTGACTACGGCGTATCAAATAACTTCGCCTGCGTCCTTATAGGGGTAAATACTGGGCATTCTACGCAACAAGGCGTATCGCGATGGGTTGAAAAAGAATACATTTGGGATTCTGGCAAGAAAGGCAGACAAAAGACAAATGCTGAATATGCCAAAGACGTTGAAGAATTCCTAGCGCCTTACGCTGTTAGAGGGGTCTATATTGATCCTAGCGCTGCATCCTTTAAGGTAGAGCTTAGAAAGAAGGGAATAACCACTATAGACGCGGATAATGACGTTTTAAATGGCATTACGTTTATGACCTCGGAAATGGCGCAGGGCAATCTATTCGTTTGTGATGAGTGTCATGTCCTTATAGATGAGATCGAGCAATACGTATGGGACAGGAAGAAAGCCGAGAAAGGCGAAGATGCGCCTTTAAAGCAGCGGGATCACGCGTTAGATGCGCTTAGGTATAGTGTTTTTACTCATAAAGTTACAAAATATCAGCCTTACGCGCATAACCCAAATAAATATATGCAGGATAGGTTTAAGAGTAATTTCTGATACAAAGAAAAGAACTGCGTAATCATAAAGCCATCTCTTTAAATAGTTTTCTTGCTATGTTTGCCTCTTCTTCATCAACTAATCTACAGTCTGTAAACTCCTCTCCTGGGAGAGGAAGATTTCCCATTACTAAAGATACCATCATCTTTGTCTTGTCCCCGGGAAACCCCAAATAATTACAATAATTTATTATTCCAACCAAAAATTCACGTTTATCAGGACAGGATAAATATGCATTTTTTAATTCTTGCAGTTCTTCTTTGTGCTCCACAAAATCGTCCTAATTGGTTCGATGTATCGATTTTTTCATGTTTTTTCGACATGTTTTAAGGATATGTCGATTTTTTGTTAATTTTTAATCTCTTTTCATATAAATTTAGTGCGTATGAAAAATCATCAACACTATTTTGGTATGAAATTTTATAAACGTCCAGAAGGTTATTGGTCGTGCACAAATAACGCAAGAATTTACGCTCATCGCTGGGTCTGGATGATGTTCTATGGCGAGATTCCAAAGGGCATGCAGATTCATCATATAGATCAGAACAGATCGAATAATGAGGTCACAAATTTGCAGATGCTAGATAAGTCGACTCATATGAAGTATCATTGGAGGAGAAAAAGGTATAATCCGAATCAGTTGTATTTTTCGTTTTAATTAATATTGAATGAATTAATTTCTTAATATCGATTTTATCGTAGCATTTATAGTATCATAATTCCATTATGACTATATGCACAACATGCAATGAGCAACCAGCAAGAGGGAAACTTGGCACTTGTAAGAAGTGTTATTACAAGGAATACCATTTAAAAACATACAAAAAGAAAGACGGTTCTTGCACTATTTGTGGGTCAAAAGAAGTTACATTAAGAGGCAAATACTGTGACACATGCCGAGAACAATTAGAAAGCCAATGTTGCGATTGTGGAAAAATTTTTAAATATGGGGCTAAATACAAACGTTGTACAACTTGTCAATATCATTATTATAAAAATCATAGGCCCGAATTATTTAAAAACTTTTATGAAAAACTAAAAATCTCCCAAAAAGAACGAAGACGAATAAAAAAAGGATTGCCTTTAGATCATGACTTTCACAAAGGGCCAAAAGGAGAAGGATATCTCAATAAAAAGGGATATGTCAGGATGGTCTTCAAACATGCCTCTGGAAAAGGATATGTGCGAATTTACCAGCATGTTTTGGTAATGCAAAAGTATCTAGGGCGCGAATTACATGAAAACGAATCCGTTCATCATAAGAATGGAATTCGCAATGACAATCGAATAGAAAATCTTGAGCTTTGGAATAAAGGTCAACCAGCGGGCCAACGCGTTGAAGATAAGATTAATTGGTGTATTGAGTTTTTAAGACAGTACGGATATAAGGCGGATAAGTAGCAAATAAATTCTATAGTTTAGGAGGCTAAATGGGTTTTTACTATCCGCCCTGGAATGCAGAAATTGAGCCGAACCAAGGGAATGTAAGATCGTGGCTATAAAGTCTGGCCACGTAATTTGATTGATATGAGACAACCTATACTCGAAGTTCCAGCCAATCGAACAATCGAGATGGAATCAATCAAACATCGATTAAAAGTGAGTCGATGTTAAACCTTGGGTAATTGGCTTGGAAGCCCGACAGGGTGACAAGGGGCAAGCGAAAGCAGCCTGAACGACTAAATCCTAGGGCACCGAATGGTGATGCGATAGTCTGAACACGACGTATAGAAAGAAAGGTCGTGAGGGAGATTCGAAGAAGTTTCCCCGCCTAGTTAAATCTAGGTCATACAAGTAACAGAATGACCCTCTTTTATGCAGGCGCACAGAACTTTGTAAACCGGTATTTTAATTTTAGCCCGACAACGAGCTACAACAACTACTATTTCAACCTGATCCAGCAGCCAGTTAATATGGTGACGGGATATCAGCGTCAACATCGGAAGAACTTTAGCTATGTTCCATCTGAAGGATCAGACGCGCAAACGACCGATCAATATACGCGCCTCATTACTCACATAGCCAATACGAATCAAATTCATGAGCAATTCTCTCGCGCATGTGAGCAATCTGCTATCACAGGAATGGTTTTGCTTCAACCCTACTTGGATTTTACCGGAGACGATCCAGCACAGGGTGAATTAAAGCTAAAGTTATGGGAATACAACTCGTTTTTGTGCGACCCCTATGCCAGGTCATTAACCTTTGAAGACTCACAATTCATCTGGTGTCAAGAATATATTTCAAAGCAAGAGGCCGAAGAAAGATTCCCTGGCAAGAAAACTCAAATAATGCCGATGTCTGGCACGCCTCAGCGGTATGGCAATTTCTATTTCCTTCCTGAAAACTACAACATGGCCCGCAATGATCTAATGGTGCTTAGCTATGTCTGGTATAAATGGAAGCGCAAAAAGAAACGCCTTTATTCCGAAAAACGAAATCAATTCTTTGACTTTGCTGGCGGCGACGGTCAAATGGACGCTCTGATCCAAAACATCCCCGATCTTCAGGAAGTAACCGTAGATGTTCCTACATGGAAGCTAGCTGTTGTTCTAAATGATCAATTGATGTACCAGGGGGATAACCCACTTAAAACAGATGCTTGCCCTTTTGTCCCAGTTCTTTGGAATTACGAGCCGCATATTAACTATTACGATCTACGTGTGCGAGGCCTTATTCGTACTATGCGTGATCCTCAGTTCTTATTTAATTACAAAGTTATTCAGAACAATGACATCGCTGCTGCGACGATTAACGCGGGGTGGAAGCGCAAAGTAGGAGCTGTCGCAAATGAAGACAATCTTAAGAAATCTGGTCAAGGCTGGGATGTCATTATTAATGACGGCTATGAGATGACAGATGTCGATAAGATCATTCCTTCTGCCGTCCCTGAATCTGATCTTGCATTGGCTCAGCAAATGGCCGATCTGATCTACAACACGTCTGGCATTAACCTTGAGAATTGGTCCGGACAGCAAGACAAGCAGGTATCAAGCTTAACTGTACTATTGAAACAAGCCGCTAATTTAATGGTATTCCAGAAGTATTTCGATCAATGGGATTTATCTCTAAAAACACTTGGTAAGAGTCTTATTGACATTGTTCTAAATAATTGGAGCGCGGAAAAGGTATCCATGCTCATTAACGAAGAGCCTAGCCCGTATTTCTATTCCAAGGTATTTGCTAAGTATGACTGCATCGTGGAAGAAAGCGATCTGACCCCAACTCAGCAAAGTCTTCAAGCACAGCAAATGATGGAAATGAACGAACGCTTTGGCAGGGAAATATTCTCCCCAAGTCAAATTATTCCAAAAATGAACATTACCGGTAAGGCAGAGGTCATTAAAATTTTACAACAACAAGAACAACAGGCACAGGCGGCGCAAGAACACGCAATGCACTTAACCCACGCTATTGAAGAAGCTAAGTTAAAAGAGTTGTATGCGAAGAGTGCGCTTGCTATTGCTAACGCGAGAGAAAGACATGGCAGGGCAGAAAGCAATATTGGTTTATTCGAAGAACGTTTAAGTATGATAGGCCGTAATAACGCAATGTCTAATAAGGCTAAAATGGAAGCTCTCGAAAAACTTGTCGACGTAACACACAGATATGGAGAACTAGAAGCTCACCTTAAAATGAATGAGATAGACTCTATAGATACGCAAGAACAGACAAAAGAAGATATTGCAAAACAAGATGCAAAAAGAACAAGCCTTTCAAATGATTTTGTTGCCCAAATGCTTTCAGGAATGGGACAAAATCAAGAAGAAATGCAACAAGAACAAGGCGGACAAGAACAGGGAATGTAAATATACTATATTGAACATGTCTAGAGCGACGGCTCGAAAAGCTAATTTCCGATTGGCCTGACATGTTTTTTCAATCGGATTAACTGCGGAGGTTATTATTCAATGAATAAAACTATTAAAACTCACAAATCTTGTATAACATGCGGAAAGCACGATTACAGATATTCTAGAAATATGTGCATGTTGTGTTATTCTCGTGCTTATAAAAAAGAAAATCCAGAAAAGGAAGCAAAAAGAGCAGCCAAACATCATAGAAGAAGATGGGAAGAAAGAAGAATAAAAAGAGGACTTCCATTAGATCATATTATTATGAAATTATACATAATCCAAAATGGATACAAACTTCTTTGGATTCCAAACCATCCAAATTCGAAAAAACTTGGTTATATCCAAGAACATCGCCTTGTAATGAGTAATTATCTTAAAAGGCCACTTTCTAAATATGAAACAGTGCACCATAAAAATGGGGATACTTTAGATAATCGCATAGAAAATCTTGAATTATGGTCATCTCGTCACCCAAAAGGCCAAAGAGTGGAAGATAAAATTTCCTGGGCTAAAGAATTCTTGAATGAATATGGATACGATGTTATTCAAAGAATAGAAACCAATAAAGAACCAGAAGGTTCTAGGGAGTAAATTATGGCAGGCGGCCAAAAAATTAATGATATGGGCGGATGGCCCCATACCTCAGACATGGCAATGAAGTCTAAAAACAAGCTGAAAGAATACCATTCGGCTGAAGGTGCAGGTGCAGAAAATGAGTATGAAGATACTGATGCTGCGATAAAAGGTATGCAAGATAAGAATACCTCTAAAGCTAAAGCGCACAGCACTAAATCAGGCTATAGAAACTAAACCTTTGGAAGCGCTTCGTGCTAGCATACGAGAATCAAAATTGATCCGGCGCTTCCACTTTTAAAGGAGCATTATGAAATCAGGTTTCAAAGACCCAATCGCAATCAAAGAAGGCAAGAAGATTAAGTCTCCTTGGAATTTTGACGCGCCCGAATACGATGAAAGATCAAGTTGCTATGTCAACGCTGGTTCTCATTACGGCGTAGGTCATAGACAGCCAGTAGGACATGAAGGCAATCCTAAAATGGATGCCCCAACGCTTCCTAGAGGCCGTGTCAATGCAATGGAAGTAGATGAAGTGCCTCACAAAAACCTAATGATAGAGCTAGAAGAATGAATTTAGCCGTTCAAAGCACTAAATCCGCTGTTTGTCCAGAGTGTGACGAAGTATTTCGCTTTTTAGAAGCATCTGCTTGCTTGTCGCATGCTTGCCCTCATTGCAGACGAAGAATAGTCATTGAGGAGGCTGCCAATGAAGAAGAGCAAGAGCCAGCATAAAGAAACCCATTCAATGAATGAAAAGTTTGGGATGGGGACTTTTAATGGACGCGCTCTTCCTGCAAAGATTGGCAAGGTTCGCCAAATGTATGCTCCTGGGGAGAATCCTGCTCCTCCTGAGAAGTTAAAGCGGCCTCCGAAGACTCTTGCTTAGCATATTTCCTCATCGCTTCTAAAGCACGCGCGCGCTCTTTTGGGTCGTTTAATTTTTCAGAATCTTCATTCAGATGTGTAAATTCAGGAAGAATTCCTCCTTCCAATTTTCCTACTTTAAAGTCAGTTTTCGTTTTGAAATAAGGATATTCCCCCTTTGCTGGGAACGCTTTTCGATACCGCTCAGGGACTTCACCCAAATGAAATTCGATAAACCAATAAAGTCTTTGTAGCTGTTCTTCTAAATCATCTAATTTATCTACAATCTTGTCATTAAACTGGTTTGAAGCCATCTTTTCCCTTTACCGCTCTACTTATTTCCTTGTAAACGCGATCCATAGCCTCTTCGGTAAGATCGTCCTCTTCTTTAGCTTCTAGCTGTTCTCGGTTGTGTTCGAATTCGTAGATACTTTGCACGATCGTTTCGTTTTCTGTCATCTTGCCTTTTTGGTATTGCTCCCACATTTCACGAGGAGGAATGATCCAAATGACTTTGATGTTGTCTGAGCCAGGATAAGCCTTGAAAAGCATTGAATTCGTCTGAGCTTTTGGCTTTGTGAGTCTTGGCTGCCAGATGATGGTTTTTTCAGGAACTCTATCGAAAGAGAAGTATTTTCCGCTTGCATAAAGCTTAAGTTTTTCATCCAGACCAAGCGTACGAGCATGAGCAAATATGTAGAAAGCATTGTCTCCAAAAGGTCTTTGGTCGATTAAGTTTTGGCAGCAAGCGCCGATGTCGAAGTCTTGTTTCTGGAAGAATGAATAGCGGTCGTGTACGTCAGTTCTTGTTACTTTCATAAGCTGTTTTTGCATCTTCGATTATTTTTTCTGGGAATGTTTTAATCATTTCTGAAGACGGCGTATATTTAAATACACACCATAAATAAGCGGCTTTTTTAGTGTTGTTTTCTTTTTCTAACGAACATAGATACCTATCTCTCCACATATCTACTTCTCTTGAAGTATAAAAAATAGCCCTTTCACATTCGGAAAGAATTTTTCTCAAATCTTCTAAGTGCTGAAATGCTTCTGGCAGTTCCACCTCTTGCCCTCTTTAAATATTTGTGTTACATAACGATAAAACCAACCGCGTGTCGGCGTCAAGACAAAAGGAGTCACATGTCTGTAGATACTCAAAACAATCAACCGCAGGAACAAAAAAATGACACGATTGAGATCAATCTTGCAAAACAGCGTAAGATGTATGAGAGACAATTGGAACAAGAGCGAATCGCTAGGCAACAGGCCGAAGATAGAGCAGCTGCTGCTGAAAGAATTGCACAAGAGAAATCAAGATCTCATTCCAATGATGAAGACGATCAAGAAGATGACGAGCCATATGTTGACCGAAGAAAGCTCAACAAAGAACTGAATAAGTTCAAAACAAACATCGAACAGACCATTGATCAAAAAGCAGAAGCAAAAGCAGCTGCGATGATCGAGAACGAGCGAAGAGAGGGATATTTGCGCGAGAATTCAGACTTCAATCAAGTCATGAATGAAGAGACGATTGAGAAGTTTGCAGCAAAGTACCCAGGATTGGCTAAAGGGATATTGCGCATGCCAGATGGCTTTGAAAGACAGAAGCTCGTTTATGAGAACATAAAAGCCCTTGGCGTTGATAAGCCTGAAACAAAGCAATCTTCGATACAAGAAAAGATCGATGCAAATAAAAGAAGCCCCTATTATCAGCCTTCAGGCGTTGGATCGGCTCCTTATGCAAATCAAAGCGATTTCAGCCCTGCTGGTCAAAAGGCTGCACATGATAAAATGCAACAATTAAAATCAAGATTACGTCTTAACGGATAATCAAAATGATAGGGGGATAAAAATCCCCCTTTTTTCTTCTTGCCTTATTTCTGCGTTCAGTTATAATAGCAGAAAGAGGGTACAACATGAAGACAACATTAATGGTCGAGCCACCTGTAAAATGCGATCTCTGCAAATGCAGCGAATCCAAATACGACGCTAAAACAAAAATGGGATACTGGGCTTATATGTGCAAGCCATGCTATAAATACTACGGAATCGGCACGGGATTAGGAAAAGGACAGCAATTGATTAAAGCAAAGGAGGAATAAGATGATTTGGGCTGAAATCATAACAGGATTAACCGTTGTAGGATTTGTTTACACGTTTTTGAGAAACTTCAAAGATGATATTACTAACCAAATTTCTAGGGTTGAAAAGCGATTAGATGACCAAGATGATAGAATATTTTGGCTTTTGACAGGCAAACGGCTTCAGGACGCTATTTTAGAAGAAAAAATGAAAAAACAAGAAAAAAAGGCGGAATAATATGGCCGTAACGCCCCAATGTGGATGTAAAGATGGATGTCCAAGATACACAAACTATTTTGTACCAATTAAATTGGATAAAGAATTTATAAAGACACCTATGATAACTGGAAAACCAGGACAAATACTTTCAACCGATATTGATGAAAACGGAAAAACAATTATGGTTTGGAGAGATTTAACCGCAGAAGAAAAGAAAATACAAGAAGAAATAGAAAAAAATCAGTCTAATAATTGGGAGTAAAAATAATATGAGTTTCTTTCATGGTATATTATTTGCAGTAGTTTACTTTTTCGTTGTATGGAGTTATAGTAAATAACTACTTTTGTTGTTCTTTTGTGGCCATAATAGCCGCTTGAGCTTGCTCTATACTTGGTTTCATTTTTTGAAGAGCAGATTTGAAAGTCAAATCTTTAGTAGCTAAAACAGCTTCTTCAAAGTGTTTTAAAAATCTTACATCAGATAATAAATAACTTGTCAGTCTTAACCCTGCAATATCAGCAATCGCCGGAACTGCAATATATGGATTTCCCATTAAAACGCCTGTAACCAATCCAGATACTCTGGCCATGTCTGCAAAAGCCGTTCCTGATTGCGAGGCGTTGAAAAATTTGCCTGCCGATTCCGCTAATCTTCCTGAATTTTTTTGCAAAAGTACGAGCTTATCAAATGCATCTTCTCCTAACAGTTCTTTTACTATAGCTTTGTTTTCAGAAGATTTTAAAAGGCCTGAAAAAGTTCCTAATTTAGCTTGTTCAGTAATATTATTTTTTAAATTCTTGTCTATAATTTCACTTAATTTAAACCTTGCAAGTTCACCAAAAAGTTTTTGGCCTTCAGGAGTTAAAGAAAGCACACGTTTTAATTTTCTAATCCCTTCGATTGTGTTCATTTCTTTAGCAATTTGTTCGGGAGTTTTATTTTTTAGAGAATCATATAATTTTGATCGCAAAGATAATTCCGTTTCTTTTGCTCGCCCAGCAAGACTTTTCCCTTCGATTGGTAAACTGCGCGGCTTAACCCCTATTTCTTCACGTCTGGCTGCGCGCGTTCCAGGATGCAATATATGTTCACGCAACGCATTTTGATAATCAGCAATGTCTCTAGAAAAACCTGGGCCTAAAATCTGCCCTAAATCTCGTATTTCACGATTTGAAACATTTGGCCTAGATATCACCCTTTGAGCATAATCACGTTTGATCTGGTTTATTAATTGCTCCCCTCTTTGGGTCATATAGAACATGTCTTCTAAAGATCGCAACTTATCTGGATTTGTGATAAAAGATTCATAAACCGCATTGAAATTTTGGTTTTTTGGTTCAAATAAAGACAAAACATTTTTATTTTCAAATGTATCTTTAAAATGAGAATAATCTGCATTTAAATTTTCAAATCGCTCTCTTAATTCTGGCGATGCGCGTTCTAAAGTCCGATCTATTGCTCTGTCGATGTCACTTACTAATTTTTTATATGAAGATTCAAAATTAGAACCGCCAAATTCCCAATTTGCTACGTCTCCTAATGTTCTTTTTGTTTTAATTAAATCACGCAAACTTATCCCAGCATATCCTCCACCTTCTGCTTCCAATTCCTTTAGAAGTGTAGTTGCAGCTTGTAAAACTCTATGCTCTGGAGCTGATTCTCCTAATAACAACGAACCTTCATGTTCATTTATAAAAGTTTCTAATTCTTTATGTAATTCCGCTTGAGGGCCGCTAATGTTTTTAACCTCGGCATCAAACTGAGTCCACCTTCTATCCAATTCCTCTTTGACAGGTCTTTTTACATCTTCAGCTGCTTCTCTAAGTGTACTTCCGGCCTGATAACTATTCTCGAATTCTTGAGGAGCAATTCTGTTTAATAGATTTTGTTGGTAATCGGGCCTTTCTTCTAAAGTTATTCTTCCTTGTAATGATCTTACAGATTTCGACTGTTCTTTTGGGATGTTAAGAAAAGTTTCCTCTCTGTTTAAAAAGTCTTTGACCGCTTCTCCTGCTTGATGAGAATTTTCAAATCTTAAATCACCAGCAAGATTTGCAATCTTTTCATATTCTCGAACAATCTGATTGGATAAATCTTTTCTAAAATTATCTAGCGCAGAACCGCTAAGTCCGGATTGAATAGCTCTAGCTTGTGCCATTTTAACAATATTTGATTGTGTTAAAGTTCCTAAATCAAGTTGTATTCCCGATTTTTTTGCATCTTCTATAATTTGTTTTGCTATTTCTCTTTTCCCTTTATTCATAGTCGCAATATTAATTGCCTTAGCAATATATTTTTTTGGCTCTTTTGCGAATTTTGCTATTCCTTTTGGTGAAAATCCTGCTATATCACCTACAATTGCTGCCGCTAAAGTTCCTCCTGGCCCAAATTTCTCGTCTTCGGCCATTTGTAGAGCCGTAGCCGCCCCAAGGCCTCTAAGCGTTTTTTCCCCAGGAATTATTGATTTAATAACGTCTTTAGGCTTTAGGCCCGATTTCACCAGTTGAATAGCGTTTTTTGGATTCTTTAAAAACCCAACCCAATTCGCTGCTTTTTCTAAAATTCCTTCAGGATGCGTGTCAATCCCCGTAGCTTTTTGAACAAGACCTCTTATTCCAAGATCGGCGGTTCTTACATGTTTTTCTGTTTTTTCTGGCTGTCTTATTTGATCTTTTAATTCATCGAGCAATTTCTGGTCAGATTCATCAAATACACCTGTGGACTTTTGCTCTTCAAGCCTTTCGATGTCTTGAAAAATGTTTTCTCTTAATCCAGCAAATTGAGCGCCTTCTGAAGCCAATGGAGCAACTGATATTTCATAAGGTAAAGCAGCCATTTCCGCCGCTCCCAATCCTGCTTGCATTCCAATACGACCTGCTTTTTTTATGCCGCGGCTAAAGGAAGATTTTTTTGATTCAAGGTATTTATCAATTTCTTCTGGCGAATAACCTTCTGCAAGAGCTTGTTGGTATTTTTGATCTTGATTTTTTGGAAGCCTTGATTGTGGCTGTCGTTTTGAGAGAAAATCATTTATTTCTTGATCGGTATATCCTTCTGATCTTGCGATATCATAGGGCGTACTCATCCGTAAATTTCCTCAAGCGATCTTCTTTTTTGTTTTTGTGGCATTTGCATTTGGCCGGATTGTTGTTGCACCAGTTGTTTTAGCCCCTCTATTTTTCCCTTTATCGTTTCTTCTGTGTCATCCGCCTGTGGAACATAATTATCATTCACAAATTTAAATTCTTTTTCACTCATGCCTCTAGGAAACATGCTTTTAAAAAGAGGCATGATAGCTGCTTGCAAAGGTTTAAATTGACCTCTATTAAATCTAGCTTTCGAGAAAGGGTTAAACGCTCCAGATAACCCAATCCCTTCCTGGCCGACCAGTTGTTCAAGAGAATTAATTGCGTTGATTGCTCCACTCAAATCTGGTTTATGTTCTTCTTTTCTTCCTAGAGTTTTCTCTAAAAAAATCTTTTTTAGTTCCGGTGTAAGTCCAGCAACATCCTGCCCAGTAAGCTGTCTGATTGTTTCATCTTCTTGTTGTTGGCGCGCTTGTTGTTCTTTAGCCATCATCCTTTGACCAAAAAACTTGGGTATTTCAACAGCGCCTTCGGAAGCTGCTCTAGACAATCCAGTCATTAATTGATCTGAAAATTTAGGGTTTTTGCGTTCTTCTAATATTTGGATCATATTTCCCCTTTAAGACCCCTGTTGTTGCACTGGTTTCCAGGAAGAGGGCAAACTAGAGATGCCTTCATAACTTCCTCCGCCGCCTTTTCCTGTAAATCCTGATGCAAATGTACTGCCTAATTGGCCACCTAAAGCGGCCCCAGCTGGTCCGCCAAATATTCCGCCTGCTACTGCCCCAGCTATAGGAAGGCCAACGCCCAGAGCTTTAGACCATCCAGATTGTTTTGGTTCTTTTTTATATAAGAAATTTTCCTGTGGCTGATATCCCAACAGTTCGCCGCTTAGTCCTCTTAGATCATTCAATGCCTGCCTTTGAAGCTGCTGTCTCTGCATTGCTAGATTCGAGGCAAAATCCTGCGCGCCTTGGGTAGCTTGATTCTGAAATCCACTTCCTCTGCGAGCGCCCATGCCCATACCACTGAATCTTGAAGCCTGTTCGCCCGTTTGTTCCTGAAATTGCCTTCTTGCATAATCTTCATAAGGAGCAAATCCCTTATCGCTTCCCATTGCTCTTTCGTATAGATCACCACCAGGTTGAGCAAATCCGAAAAGGCTTTTATATAGGCTCATTTGCTCTGGATCGTATTGCTGCAAACTTCCTGCTGCATAACCCTTTGGAATCTTATTACCTGCTGCGCCAGTACTTCCTGATGGCATAAATCACCTCTTTTTTATACACTAGCATTAGAAAGATTTTTTATGTAGGGCATTAATGACTAAAATCAAAGCCGTCTCTAAACGACTAATTGTTAAACAAGTTGCAGATGACAAATCAGAAGAGAAAAAGGGCATTATCATCCCAGGAGATGACCGCAAGCCTTTTAAAGCCCAAATCATCGCAGTCGGGGTTGAGGTAGACTGCCATGTAAATGCTGGCGAATATGTGCTTTTGCCGTTTATGACTGGGACTCCTATAGAGATTGACGGCCAGAAGTTTTTGGTTATCTTCGAAGATCAGATTTTGGCTGTGATAGATAAGTGAAAATAACACGAATAGATGTAGATCAAAAAAAAGTTGAATTTTTCAAGGACATGAGGAAAGACATTTTAAAGTCCTATGAATTTCATTTCAAAGAATGGGAAAACGATAGGTCTAAAATAAACAAATTGGTTGATTGCATTAATACTCTTATGGAATTCGATAAAAAAATGTACAAAAATGGTTTTCTGCATCATATAATTAATCAAAACTGACTCAACCACTCTAAAACAATAATTCCCGACGTTACGGCAGGTGCCGCAGCATCTACAGTGACCACAATATTCGTCGGAGTAACGTAAAAAGTGACTTGGCCCGCGATTCCTACAGAAGACGAATAGATTACGCCATACCAATTAGTCCCATCAGTATATGATCCATAGCATTTTTGAGTCATAAGAGTGATCGAGGCAAAATTGATCCCATGTGCATTTATTGCTGTTCCTCCAGAAGTATAAGCGCCGAATCCAGTTGAATTGACATTAATAGTAACAGAAGAGCCGGAAATAGCCGTTATCGTGTAAGTATTCCCATTCAATTGAGTCATCCCACCCACATTATTGATGGTAATGCTTTGTCCTACTGCAAATGTATTCCCTGGAATAGTCAAAACCGCTGGATTTGCTTGGGTAGCTCCAGTAATTGCGAAAAAAGGATAGACCTGTCTTAGCGTTTGCTGTTCGTTGGATGATCCAGAAAGGTACCATCTATCGCCCGTAACAATTGGATAGTTTACGGCGAAATTCCCTACGCTACGGGAGTTTACTTTTGTCGCAATATCTATATAAGCGATGTCAACCTGATGAGAAAGCGATTTCAGATCATCATATGGAAATTGCCATTGTGTTTTAAGATAAGGAGAAACCTGAAGGTTATTAGTTGGTTGGGTCACGCTAATTGCGGTCCTCTGTCTACGACTAAATGCATTCCTTGAAGCGTAATTTCACTTGTCGCATATGTCAAGTTTCTCATCTGCGCATCTGAAAGAGTTATCCCAATTTGCACCGAGTCTCCGATCAAGCTCGTGTTGAATCTATGCCAAATTTGGTATTGTCCTTCCGCCGTAGGCATCTGTAGATTTGAATTTGCTGGTGTTAGTCCAATATTGGTAGATTCGGGACAAGTATACATAAGCTGGCTATATACTAAAGCGCTCGTCTTATTAAGAGGCTGAGGCGTGTTCCAAACATCATCGGGGTCTTGCGATAGGTAAACATTGACGGTAACTTGCGAATTTGCAGTGTAATCCATTAAATATTTCTGCGTTGAAAGTCTTGTCTGTCTGCCTTGGTCCCAATAGACTGGAAATTGCTTTGTTTGTAAGAGAGGCTGAGATAAACGAGTATATTTTCCAAGCCCAATGTATGTGCTTGCAAAAACTGGAGCTGGGATATCGACCACAAATGTATTCGCATTCGCTGTAGAAACCACCTTCCCAATAATTGTGTTTATCCCATCTATTGTATTGATATCGGAGGTCGCTGTTCCTCCTGAAACATATGGAGTGAAGGCAGAAGAATCAATATCAAGTGTGATCTCAGTTCCGCTTGCTGATATTACTAATAAATCATTTTGATTTAGCTCAGTTGTCCCAACGATTCCTGCAATATTTACAATATCCCCCGCAACAAAAGAGTTCATTGTGGTTACAATCGTGGGGAACCCTAAAGTTACACCTGTAATTGTTGAGGAAAGAAGCCCGATAAAACCAGAAAAATAAAGATAATCTCCTGTTTGCACGCAATGATTAATCGAGGTAATTTGCATTTCTCCCGATGCGCTTGCGGTTACGGCTTGCACTGTTCCGGATATACCTTCTCCTGTTCCTTGGCCTTTGGTTAAAACATAGCCCTGCGGATTGCCTGCAACAATGCTTGGGAATTGAGGAGAGTTTGCCCCAGAATTCCAAGGCTCTCTCCAGGAATTCCACGATTCAAACCCTAATGTCAACCATGATTTTTTAATTGTAGGCCTAAATGTCCCATGAGCAGTAAAGTTTTCATATTGAACTCCCCAGGTATTATCTCGGTAATTGAATAGAAATGTTTGTTTTGGGAACTTGCAAATTGAATTATCTCCGTAAGGAGGAATATTATTTAAAGGATATGCGAAATAAACCCACTCTCTGTAGAAGTCCCTAACTGCATTAACTCTTAATGCGCCGTTATTGAGCGCTTGAATCTGGAATACTGAATCGGGAATGTCTAGGTCAATCCTTTGGCTGGATTGCTGATCGGTCATCGCAATTCCATATGCGCCAATGTCTAATGCGCCCTTATCAAGGGTTATCGCAGAGAATGTAGAATCTGAAGGTAATTCGGAATTGATATTGTAGAACAAGAATGGTTGCAAATCGTTGCTAGTGTAAACGAATCTTGTTTTGCGCCCACTTCCTCCGAATCCGATAAGTAAAACGTCTTCGTTATTGGAAACCGTGGTTATCGGCTGTCCAGTTCCAAGAGGCAAGTTACCGCCTAATCCTGTCTGATCTTGATAATAGGCTTTAACGTTATTTGTTTCGCCTGTGGGAGTTAAATTGGCATAATAAGGCGTTCCATTCCAACTCCAAAGAACTACATCTGATAGCTGAATTGGCACGCCACTGCTTGTCTGTATCCAAGGACTCAAGAATAATAGTCTATCTTTGAATGGCACAATTAGAAGAGCGCCTACAAGGTAGTAAAGAGCCGCTGTTTCATCATCAATCGAGACAGTAGCCGCCGTAAGCGGTGGCGCGAAATTTACCCATCCTAAACCAGTCCCAGTAGGAAGTCCTGTTGCGCTGGTTGGGTCGCCATCATACCACCTTATTCCGTCTTGACCCGCAATGCTTGAGCTGAGTAATTGAGCTATTCCGACACCTGCAACCGTTTGATTCCCAGTAAACGTAACGACATAGTTACCGTTTGCTGCATCTGTCGCTGTTGATACGGTGCCAACAAGCCCATTAATTGTGCTTCCTACGGTGTTCCATTCATTAAACCAAAGTTTATCTCCAACTATTAATGTTGTGTAATTAGAACCAACAGATTTAAAATTGAACGTTATTAAAGCAGTACCAGAGCCGGAAGTATATGTTCCATTTACAAAGTGCAATCCTGGAACATTATTAGTTGCCCAAAGCGCTCCTTGATAATTTGTTGTCCAAAATTGTTGAAAATCTTCCCCATCCCAAACAACTGGATTGTTTGTGCCTTTATAAAAACTCACATTATAGAAACTTTGTCCGCCTGATGTTTGAATAATTTGGTAAGCATTTGTAGTATCAAAGGCCACGAGTTTTGGATATAAAGCCCTTACTGGGACTTGTCCGCTTACAGAATTGTACGCATAATCACGCAAGCCCATGACGGGATTGCCAGGAAAATAAGAAAAGGTTCCGGTGACATCGCTTGCTCCTCCACCAGAGATTGTAAAAGCTCCTGTTGCATAATTGATTGTTCCAGATCCGGCTGGCGCTCCCTGCAACGTCCCGTCCATGTGTGTATCGGTATATGTATTTGCTCCAACCACTAAACTAAGCGATCCAGGAACAATCGATGCAGAAGATCCTAAAGAATATTGAACTATCAAATTGCCAGCTCCGGCAACTAAAGCAAATTGAGCAAGTTGCCAATTGTTTGGCGTTGCTGATATTTGTTCTTGAATCTGAAGCTGACCAAGAAAAATAGTGCCTCTTTTGCGCTTTGCTCTACCCCTCCATGAATAAAAATTATACATCGTTGGGAAAGCGTCATTATCAATAACGAATGGCAATCTACTTGTGGTTAGACCTTTTGCAAAGTTACCAATGTAGATTTGGTCGGGCATTTTAGTTACCTATAGCGATATATGAAACTGGAACTCCACCACCCGCATTAGACCTAAATGTAAATCCTGTGGTGGTGTAGCCATTTGTCCCGACAATATTTGGAGGAACAGAAGCACCATTAAATGTAACAACAACAGAAAAAACATTATTTGGGAAGGCGCTTGCAAAGGTGTAAGTATTTCCGTTAACAGCCGCTCCAACCTGTCCCCATTTGATAATTATGCCGCCCAGCAGAAGAACGCTCCCGTTTCCAGTGAGAACGAATTGATTTGAGCTTTGAGGAGCATTCCCTGAATAAAAGAAAAGTTCCGGCACTGTGTTTCCACCAGAACCTCCATGATTTGCAGGCGCATCCGTGAAAAGAACAGGAGGAGATACAGGAGGAGTTGGAACATTGTTCGCATTAAAGGTAACCTGAGCATGCTGGCCGCCGCCTGCTACGTTAAACCCAACGTGATCAACTGCGATAATCGTGCCAATAGCTGCTGCATTGCTTTGCATTGTGGAAACATCGTCCGCAGGATCATTTGGAGGATTGGGAATGTTTACGCTATATGCAATCGTCATGTTGTACCTATGCTGTTGCTTGTTCCGTATTGGCCTTGCGATTGAGAACCTTGAGAATAAATCGTAGGGGTTCTCGTCGCTGTCCATTGTCTTTGAGACCGCTTCCAAACGAGCATCTCTTGCTCTCTGAATAACGGCTCATAAAAGGCAAATTGTTCTGAATCCCCAGTATCGGAGAGAATCTTTCTTGCAGCGCCTCTGGCTATGTACTCGCACATATAGGCGAATTGAATTGCTTGCCCGCTTGTTAGAAAAGCTGCTGGCGATAGGTAAGCATCTAGCTCAACCAGATATTGAACATAAGGCGGATTGCGCA